TTAACAGCTCTAGATTTCTTTCCAATCCCTTCATTACCCTTAATATCACCTCTCCAAACAGAGTTCTTTCTATCCCAAGTGTAAGTGACACCATTCTTAGTGTAAGGCTCTTTACCTGGCTCCATCTTAGGACCAGCCTTGTTAGTATCAGATTTAAGTACACCAAAAGACTTAGATTTTACTTTACCACCTTCTTGCATGTATCCCATTTTGTTACGCACACCTTTTGGTAGTTTAGATAAACCTTTAGCTTTTGATGGTACTGATTTTAGTGCAGCACCTGCTTTAGCCTTCTTAACAGCTTTCACCTTAGCACCGTACATTGCTTTATTTTTTTTGATTATTTTTTTGTCTCCACTACGATTAGTTATATCGTATTCTCCACCTGGTTTTGCAGTAGCTTTAGATTTAATGTTAGACCTAACTCTTTCGTTAGTAGCACCTTGAGCTTTTCTAGACTTAATGTCTTTATTTGCTGCGTCAGCTTTTGACTGCATAGAAGCTTGTCTTTCTGCTGATCTGTTAGATCTTTCTGTAGCCATGTCTTTTGATGTTGCTACCGAACTTTCTTTTTTTGCTATGTTATCTGAAGCCTTCTTAGCTGTTACATTTCTTTTTCTAATAACGGCTTTCTCTGCTATACGTTTACGAATACCTTTTTTCATTTCTTTCTTAGAAAGACCAAGCCCTTTAGCCTTTTTTACGTCACCACTTTTTTTAAGAGCTTTATATTCTCTTTTTACTTTCTTTTTTAATTGCTTATTGCCCTTAGACCTTTCGAATATTCCCATGACTATTATTTATATTGTTTCCGTCCCTTCAAGGACATTGTAAAATTTATTAACCAATCTTTGGCACTTTGCCGTTACTCTATATTTATTGGGTAGATTTGATCCCCATAACCTTCTTTCGAATACAAATATGTAATCCCTCTCAACTAACTCAGGAAACTTCCTATCGTTAAAGTTCTTACTAATGTACATATTTTCTCTTATATACCTTTTAGTGAAGGATCCTTTCTCATCATTTATAAAGATAAGGAATTTTAACTGGTTATCACTAAGGTCGTACTTTCTTTGGAAGAGGTACGTGGTATCGCTAAGATACTTCAGGTAATTCTTCATTTGAATAAATTAAATTAGGTCAAAGATAATAAATTTATGATAATAAAAAAAATATCACTACATTTGCGTATAAATAAAAACTTAAAATAAAAAATAATGGCTGGAAGAAAATTTTATTCAGTAAATGTATCTCCTACTATAACAGGAACTATTCAAGCTGCAGGAGTATTTCCTGATAACGGTGTAGTATTTGACTTCACTGAAGTTCCTATTGATAGGGGTTCAAATAGACTTACTTCAATAACAATAATTAATAGAGATCATGCTGCAGCAAAACCAGCAGTTTTTGCAGGAGAAATATTTTTCTCTAGTTCAAGCACTTTAAGTTTAGGGACAGTAAGAGCTACTGCTAGCATGAAACCAACTAATGATTTAATTGGTACTACAACTTTTGCTACAGGAGATTTTGATACAACATTAGACCTTATCTCTATTGCTACTATTAATCCAAACATTGTATTAGAGTCGAAAGACGGATCTTCTATTTATGTTGGTATGACTACAACAACTGCAAGTGAGCCAGATCTTAGATCATCTTTAACTGTTGATGGAGCTGAAGCAGTAGGTCAAACTGTAATTACTACTGCAGACGTAGATCCTAGAGATGTATTTGCTGTAGGAGATGTTTTAGTTACCTCTACAGACGAGCCAGTAGGAACTGTTGTATCTACAGATAGTGCTACTCAAATTACCTTAGCATCAGGTTTAACTGAAATTATTGAAAATGACGATGTTTTACACATTAGTTCTCCTATTAAATTAATACTTGGATTTGAAGTTATATAGTAATGGAAATCTTTAAGAACAATAACGTCTGGAACGAGAAAGCTATCGTAGGGTTTATAGCCTTTGCTATAATGTGCCTTATAATGGTAGCCGACCTCTTAACAGGATGGGTAGGAACTGACTTAGTTATAAACGAGTTTGTGTACGATTCATTTGTTTGGGTTGTACTTGGCTCGTTTGGCATATCTGGGGTAGAAAAATTCGCAAAGAAATAATGCATAAAGATTGTACTTGTAAAGCTGTAAAGCGAAAGAAGAAAAGTAAGAAGGTCAAGACTATGAAGAAGGGAGGGTCTGTAAAAGATTCTTGCTACCACAAGGTAAAGGCTAGTTATAAAGTCTTTCCTAGTGCTTACGCTTCTGGTGCTATAGCTAAATGTAGAAAGAAAAAAGGGTAAGGTATGGCTGTTAGGAAAACGAAAGCAGGTTTAAACCTTAAACGTTGGTTTAAAGAAAACTGGAAAACACCTAAGGGTAAGAAAGATTACTCAAAAGGTGAGAACACCTTTCGTCCTACTAAAAAGATTAGCAAAGACACTCCTTCTACGTGGAGTGAAGTTACGCCAGCAGAAAAAAAGCGAGCTCAAGCTGAGAAGAATACAAAAGGAAGGGTATCTAGATATAAGGTGATACGTAAAAATAAAAAAAATGGCTAAAGCAATACGTAAAACAACAACAGGAAAATCTGCAAACTATAGACCTACAAAGTCTGGAGCTGGTATGACATCTAAAGGTGTTAAAGCTTATCGTTCCGCAAATCCTGGTAGTAAACTTAAAACTGCTGTAACTGGTAAAGTAAAGCCTGGTAGTAAGTCTGCTGGTAGAAGAAAGTCGTACTGTGCTAGATCTTTAGGTCAATTAAAACGTAGCAGTCAGAAGACTCAAAACGATCCTGACTCTAGAATAAGACAAGCAAGAAGAAGATGGAAGTGTTAAGAAAATTAATTTATGTAGGGTTGTTATTAACTGCTACTACAGTACAAGCACAATTAAATTTATTTAGGTTTGCTACTTTTTACGCAAGTATCTCTACTGGGGCTCCTTTCGCAGAAAACCAATCTTTTATTGTTGATGGCGTAGCAGGTTCAGGACAACTTGTTGAGGTAACACAGGTAAGTAAGCCTAATTACAATTTAACTATCGGGTTAAGAAAAATAGCTAGGTTTGACTATCAAGTAAAGCAGGGTAATTTTTATACAGGTTCAGAAGATGAGAGTAGTGACTACGCTACAATCTCTAACGCTCCTGGTTTAGAGTACTTGTTTAGGTACTCATCTATTCGTAATAGAGGTGTCCAGTTTAAGCAACAAGAATATAAGGTTAGGTATATATCAAACAACTATACAGCAAGAGCTTCATACGTAAATGATGGTTTAATAGATCTTAAGTATACGCTAGGAGAGTTTAGACTTCGTAAAAATTTTGGTAATCTAGACCTTACGGTAGGTGTAGCTCATCGTTCTCACCCTGTATATGGTTATTCTCCTATAGAAGCTTGGTTTGCAATCCCAGAGAATAAACACTGGTGGCAACTAGCCTATGAGTTTGGGTATACAGACACCGAAGATCACGAATGGTCTTACGAAGAAGAGGTTATAGCAGAGTCAGACCCAGAGTTTTATAATTACCATTTTGGTGATGCTGTAAATGAGTATAATAAGCAACAATTAAGAGCTATGGGGCTTCAACAAGAAGTCTCAGGAGTTATAGGAGCCGATTATTATCTCTATTCGTCTCACACTTGGATACATTCTTGGGCCTCTGTATACCCCATACACAAAGGGTTTAGTGATTTTTCATACAACTATCCAGGCAATTCTACTGAGTGGGATATTGGTGTTGTATTTGGTGTTAAATTTAACAATCATTTTAGTATATTTGTAGAAGGAAGACATCTTAAGTATTGGGATATAAATTCTTACGAGATGCAAACAGGAATAAATTATTTAATATTTTAATAATGGCTAAAGAATTAAGTGAAGACAGTGCGGTAAACATAAGTGTAAAAACACTAGGTGGTATAGCATTCTTAATAGCAACACTTGTAGGCATGTGGTTTACATTACAAAATGATATAGCAGAAGCTAGAGAGTTGCCTAAACAAGCAGATCCTGTTATAACTAGAATGGAGTTTGATATGAAGGATAAGTTAATCCGTCAAACTATCATGAATACTCAGGAAGATGTTTCTGAAATGAAAGAAGATATGAAACTTATAAAGCAAAAACTTTATGAGTAAATTACTACTTATAGCATTACTTATAACAAGCAATGTTTGTGCTCAACTGATACCACAAGATAAGCTACTACATATTAGTGCTGGTTATGTTATTAGTTCTGCTGTTGCTGCTGTAGTTTATGATAACACTAAAGATAAAAAAAGAGCTATTATAGCGGGTTTATTGGTTTCTGTTATAGCTGGAAGTGTTAAAGAAATTTACGACATTAAAAATGGGCAACCTGAGTGGAATGATTTAGCTGCAGACGCAGCAGGAGCCTTTTTAGGTGTTGTTACAATACGTATAGCGATATGAAACAATTATTATTACTATTATTATTATTTACTACAAATATTGTAGCTCAAGAGTTTGTCACTTCTAGCTCATTTGATTCTAAGACAGCCAAAGGAACGGTGGTAATAGAGTTCTATGTAGAGTGGAATGACGGTAATAAGGTAGCATTTTTACCCTCGTTAAAAGATTGCAACGTATATAGGGTAGACATAAGTAAAAGCTCTGATATACAAGGTAACTTTAAAGTTACATCAGTTCCTACGGTTATTATATTTGATAACGGAGTAGAGCAAAGCAGATTCAACCCTACTATAATGATGCAGTTAGAAGCATCAAAAAAAGAAGTTCAATCAGTAATAGACATAATAACATTTAATAAATTTCAATAATGGGAAAAGGTAAATTAAAATATGTAGCATACCTAACGTTAACTATAGCTATATCATTTTTTATATTGATAGGAATCTCTAAAGCAGCTAACGCTCAACAACAAACAGTATTTGTAGAATGTACTTCAGGGGATTATCCTGCTGAGATTACTTGGCAGATACTAACCTGCAATGGAGGTGTACTACTAGAAGGTGTAGCTCCTTATTTAGGTGCTGTGGTATTACCAGAATATTACCAGATAAACATGCAGGATACATACGGTGATGGATGGAATGGTGCTTACCTTTATATAGACGAAATTGAGTACGGATTCTTATCTGATGTAGATTGGATAGATTCTATTGGGACTTGGCCTCAAGAGTTTAAAGATCAAATAATAGATGTAGGATGTTTAACTATAGGAATAAAAGAAGTAGGTAATACAAACTTTATTCCAACTCATTATTACGATATTCTAGGTAGAGAGGTTGATCCTGTTAACGGGTTTTACATAGCAAGCGATGGAGTACTAACTAGAAAAATATACTTAACTAAATGATTTATATATACGGATCAATTATAGCTATTCTGGCTATACCTTCTTATGTTTTTTATTTTAAAGTAATTAAAAATTATTATGAAACTAAGTAAGAACTTTGTATTGTCTGAGATAACACACAGCAACACAGCTAAAAGATTAGGTATAGATAATGAGCCGACTGAAACGCACCTACAGAATATGCAGAATCTTGTGGATAATCTTTTACAGCCTCTTCGTGACGCTGTTGGTCCTATCAGGATCAGTAGTGGTTATCGCAACCCGTCACTCAATCGTGCTATTGGTGGCAGCCGTTCTTCGCAGCACTGCAAAGGTCAGGCATTGGACATCCAGTTTTGGGAGATGGGGCAGATGAACAACAAGGTTATCTATGATTTTATTCTAGATTCGAATATGGAATTTGATCAAATGATAAATGAGTTTGACTTTGCTTGGATACATATATCTTTAAAAGATAAAGGTAATAGAAAACAAGTACTCGAAGCCTACAAAGATGAGGATGGAGATACTAAATACAGATACGCAAATGTTTAAAAATATACTTAAAAGTTTAGTAGGACAAGCATCTAGTATAATAGACGAGGTTGTTACTACAGACGAAGAACGATTAGTCCTTAAGAATAAATTAGAGCAGTTAGGTAAGGAACATGAGCAGGAAGTATTCAAACTAGAAGTTGAGGATAGAAAAAGTGCTAGAACAATGTTTACTGATGATAGCGTTATACAAAAGTTGTTAGCTATTATTTTTACTTGCGCTTATTTTTTTATATCTTATTTTATGTTTAAATATTTTATAACTAACACACTAGATCTCTCTGACTACGAGATAGGATTTATCTCAACAGTCTTTGGAGCTATGTCAAGTAAAGTGAACACAATAATTGACTTCTTCTTTGGAGGGTCTTCTAAAAAATAAAAAAATGTCTACACTTAAAGGTAAATCATTATCTTCAACATATCAGAACTTATTAAAAACAGCTTCTGAAATAAAAAACACTAGTTTAAAGGATGTAGAGACTGGTTCTGGTAATGCTACAGCAATGAAGTTATCTACTGATAAGGCTGAGTTTACAAAAGTTGGTATTGGTACTGCAGGATCCACTCCTGACGGTTTACTTCACGTTGTTGGAGTTAGTGCAGGTTCTGTTACGTCAAGCCTTTCAGCTAACCAACTAACTTTAGAGAACTCAAGCGACTCTGGTTTAACAATACTTTCTGGGGCTTCTTCATCTGGTAATATATTTTTTGGAGATGTTAATAGCAACTCTTCAGGTCAAATATTTTACGACCATAGTAGTGATTACTTAGGCATATCTACAGGTGGTTCTGAAAAGTTTAGAATTGATAGTAATGGTAACTTAAATGTTTCTGGTACTATATCTCAGTCTGATGATCGATTTGAACTTAAAGAAAGTTTTGAAAAAGTTCCAAGCTTACAAACTGCTATTGTAACGCAAGCTACTAATGCAACTACTGCTGTAACACTAGATGCTAAGTATGGTATTATAACTATGCAGTCTCATGATTTAGCTGCTACAGATACGGTAGAATTTACATTTAATAATAATCACATATTTGGATTATCATCTCACGTTCATGTTCAATTGCAAGATGGAGGAACTATAGCTGATAATGCTATGGTTAACATTATGGTTCATGACGTAGCTGATGGTAGTTGCAAAATTAGAGTAGGTACTAATGGGACTGATATTGCTGCACAAGCATTTAAGTTGTCTTTTATTGTAGACCCATATGTAACCCCTAATCAAAACTTTGTTTTAAGTGGTGTTGAATCAGGAGGTTCTCAAGTATCTGGAAGCACTGGTAGGAGTAGTACTTTTGCTGGTATTAAATTAATTACTGGAACTACTAATGATGATAGGACAGTAATAAGCCCTAGAAGAGGAAATACAGAGCTTAACGCAGGTATTAATTCTTCAGCTTTTGCTTCAGTATTGTTTGGTACTGAAAATAAAATAGAGTATTCTGCAGCAATATCAACTTCTGGTAGTATAGCTGATGCTTCTTTTTGGTCTGGATTAAAGCTTACTGAAACAGGTGTATACGCTACAGATGCTAATCAAGCTTATTTTTTATACTCTGCAGCTGATGATCAAGGAGCGTTAACTACAAATGGTAATTTACATTTTGTTTACAGTATAGCTAACGTAGATTACGTTACTAACCTTGGTATAGTTGTAGAAGCAAATACAGTTTACAGAATTAAAATAGTATTTGACGAAAATAGACAAATATCTATATCGGTTAACAATATAAAGTACGGTTTAACAACTACACCTACCAGCACAACTGCAGGTGGGTTAACTCAGTCTGTAGCTACAACTAAATCTTTAGCTATGACAAACGATATAGACCTACTTCCCTTTACAGGTATTCAAACACTTACAACGTCAAGTAAGGGAATGCAGATTGGATATATTAAATTATCAAGAGATTTATACGAGTAAAAACTAAATTAAATTAAAATGGATTCAATTAACCCTATTATTAGAAAGATTACAATAGGGGACTTAAAGCAAGGATTGACTTACCAGGTAGGTCAAAGAATGTTAGGAGGTTCCTTAAAAATTACAGCCATCATACAAGACGAGGCAGCTTGGTATAAGCACCAGCAAGTAGTGTATGATGTGTACATAAAAAAAGAAGAAGAGGAATTTTCTAGACCTTGGAAAAGGTTTTTCTCTCAGCCAACAGCTATAGAATACAACACAGATGTCCTAGATGACTACGAAGTAAAGTAAAATTAAAAAACAAAAGATGAAGCCAATTAAAGATCTCTACTGGATAGAAGTAGAAAAAGAAACAGAAGACACTATAATGCTTAATGGAGAAGAATTGTATAGAGATACCTCTTACGATCCTATGAAGTTAGCTAGGCAGTATGGTACTATATATAAAACACCAATACAGGATACTAAAGATGTGGGTATACAGGAAGGGGATAAAGTTTGGTTTCACCACTTTATTGCAACACCAGTAAACCATGTTAAACACGCAGACAGGGAAAATATATACCAAGCTTTCGCAGAGCAGATATACCTTATTAAAAGAGGTGAGGAGTATATACCAATAGGTGTCTGGAACTTTATGGAGCAAGAGATGCTTGAGCCAGAAGAAACAAGTTCAGGTATTATTGTAGAGTCTCAAAGCAAAGAGAACGAGCTTCATGGTAAGGCAGTCTTTATAAATGACTGGATGAAGGATCAAGGAGTTGAAGAAGGAGATAGAGTGATGTGGAGCGAGAACTCTGAGTACGATATGGATATAGATGGTGTTAAGCTTCTTAGGATGCGTAATTTTGATGTATTAGCTGTATATGGAGACTAGCGGTAAGAATTATGCTTTAGACACCTTAGAGAGGCTTATAGAGGCTAGTAAGGGAGCTATAGATCTTTTAATAGAGGAGATTAGCAAACCATTACTAGAGGAAGATGACGCAAAGAGAAGGCAAGCTATAAAAGCAAAGAGAGAATGTTTTGAAGACTGTCAAGAAATTCTTTTAGGGATTAAAAACCTAGAAGATAGAATTAAGGACGGTTCTTCATTAATAGAAGATAAGAAAGATTTTAAAGGTTCTTTTGCAGAGAAGTATGCAAGAAAATAACACGATATATTTAAGCGAAGAAAGTCATGGCGAGGTAATGGAGTTTGACAATTTAAAGATTGTCTTACCTAAAAGACCTAGGTATAATAAAGATATACTTTACCACGACCTACCCAAAGCAAAGCAGAAGTGGACTAGACTTCAACCACCAAAGGCTTTAACAAGGGAGAACGCTTCTGACTTTGTAGATTACATAGAGGAAGAGTTTAGACGTAGAATGGAGGGGTTATGGTTTTATAACAACGGAGTTCCTACGTATATTACTGGGTCACATTATATGTTCATCCAGTGGAGTAAGATTGATGTAGGGTATCCTGATTACAGAGATGCCAACAGAACGTTCTTTATTTTTTGGGAAGCGTGTAAATTAGATAAGAACTCTTACGGAATGTGTTTTCTTAAGAACAGACGTAGTGGTTTTTCTTATATGGCTAGTAGTGAAACAGTCAACCTATCTACCATGACTTACGAGAGTAGGTTTGGTATATTATCAAAGACTGGTGCAGATGCTAAGACTATGTTTACTGACAAGGTAGTACGTATATATCGTAACTACCCTTTCTTTTTTCAACCTATACAAGATGGTTCTAGTAACCCTCGTGTAGAGCTTGCGTTTAGAGAGCCTGCTAAGAAGATAACAAAGAATCAGAAGCACATAGAGGACTCTGAAGCTTTAAATTCTAGTATTGACTGGAAGAACACTGGTGATAACAGTTACGATGGGGAGAAGTTAAAACTTCTAGTTCATGACGAGGCTGCTAAGTGGATTGGTCAAAACTCTATAAAGAAGAACTGGGGTGTTACTCAGACTTGTTTATTGTTAGGTAGAAAAATTGTAGGTAAGTGTATGATGGGGTCTACTGCTAACAAGTTGCAGGATGGTGGCTCAGAGTATAAGGATATATTCTACGACTCTAACTCTGGAGACAAAGATTTAAACGGTAGAACTAAAAGCGGTTTATATCAGTTATTCATACCAGCTCAGGATAACCTTGAAGGTTTTATAGATGAGTATGGTTATAGTATAGTTGAAACTCCCGACAAGCCAGTAATGGGTGTTGACGAGATGATGATTGATGTAGGTGCTAAGGATTATATACAGAATAGAAGAGACGCATTAAAGAATGATACTGTAGCTTTATCGGAATTTAAGAGACAATTTCCGTTTACTATAGAAGAAGCCTTTAGAAATGACACTCAAAGTTGTATCTTTGACGTTGAAAGAATCTATCAACAGATGGATTACAACGAGGTTAATAGTATTACAACTACAAGAGGAGAGTTTATATGGAAAGGTGGAGTAAGAGATGCTGAAGTTATTTGGGTTCCTCACGCAAAAGGAAAGTGGGAGATTAGTTGGGTTCCAGAGACTCAAGATCAGAACGTTATTGGAAGTAGATTCAATAAGAAGTTCCCAGGAAGATCGGATAGCTTGGTGGCAGGTTGTGACCCTTATGACCACGACACAACCACAGATGGTAGGAGATCTGACGCTGCTGCTCATGTATTTCACAAGTTTAGTATGTCAAGTGATGCGTCTATGCAGTTTGTGTGCGAGTATATTAATAGACCTCCTAAGTCGGAGATTTTTTACGAGGACATGATTAAAATGTGTGTATTTTATGGTTGTCAAATACTAGTTGAGAATAACAAGGTAGGTATATTAAAGTACTTTGAGAACAGAGGTTACTACGAGTACTTAATGGATAGACCAGAAATGACTCATACTGAGTGGAGTAGAGGAAAGCAAAAGACAAAGGGTATACCTGGATCTGGAGCTGCTGTAATAAATGCGCAAGCAGAAGCTATAGCTACTTATATATATGACCACGTAGGTATGAATACTGCAACAGGAGAAATGGGTAGGTGTTATTTTAACGTCTTACTTGATGACTGGAGTAGATTTGAAATAGATAATAGAACAAAATACGATGCTAGTATTTCTTCATCATTAGCTTTACTAGCTTCTCAGAAATATATTAAACCAAAAAAGGAATTAAAAGTTTCATCTCCCTTAGTGAAGAGATACACTAATAAAGGGATGTCTAGTAAAAAAATAAGATAGCTATGCTTAACAAGAAACAAGAGTCAAACGGTTACCCTTCTCCTTTATCTTCAAACGAAGAAAAGGCATCATTAAGTTATGGGTTGCAGTACTTTAAAACTATGTATTACGAGTGGCACAATAACAGTGATATATACTTTAGAGACAAGAAACTAAGGTACTCTAGGAACAGGAGCTACGCTGAGGGAAATCAAGACGTTGGAAAGTACAAGGATTTGTTAGATGTTGGGGGAGATACTTCTTACTTAAATATTGACTGGACCCCTGTATCTGTTATACCTAAATTTGTTGACGTTATCGTTAACGGTATGGTTAATCAAGAGTACGACATAAAGGCTGAGTCTATAGATCCTGTTGCTGCAAACAAAAGGTTAGAGAAAAAGAAAAAGATGTATGGCGAGATGCTTACTAAAAGTTTTTTAACTAATCTTGAAGATGAGACTGGTATACCATTAACCCCTGATGGGTTTGTTGCTGATAGCTCTGAAGAAATTGAAATGTTTATGGCTCTTAACTATAAGCAGAATGTAGAGATTGCTTTGGAGAAGGCTATAGAGTACACGTTAGATATAAACGATTACTCTGAAGTAAAAAGATACATGATTCGTGATCTTGTTGTGCTAGGTTTATGTGCAGCTAAAACTGACCTATCACCTGTAAGTGGTCTTAGTATTCGCTACGTAGACCCTTCTAACCTTATAACATCTTTCTCTGCTTCTTCTGACTTTAAAAACATCAAGCATGCTGGAGAGGTTTACTCTATGACTATAGCTGATTTAAAGCAGCAAGCAGGTAATGAGTTTAGTGAGGAGGATTATATTAAGATAGCTAATGAGTATGCTGGGAAAAACAACAACCCTACATACTTTGATACTTCTTCTAACTACGAGAATGGTGATAATACTTACGAGTATGATAAGTTTAGTATAAACATATTAGATGCTGAGTTTATTACGAGTCACGAACTTAAATACGAAAAGAAAGATAATAAAAGTGGTGGTTACTCTGTAAATAAGAAGCCATCTAACTATAAGCAACCTAAAAACTCTAAGACTAATAGAAAGGCTATTGGGTCTACAGTTAAGGTTGTATATACAGGTAAATACATTGTAGGTTCTGATTACGTATTTAGTTACGGTTTAATGAAGGACATGCCTAGAAAGAAGTCTAACTTATCTGAGACTAGGTTATCGTACATTGTGTACCAACCTAATTTATACAAAATGAAGAGTCGTTCTTTAGTTGATAGAATGGTTCCATTTGCTGACCAAATACAATTAGCTCACCTTAAGATACAACACGTACTTGCCAAGGCTAGACCTAAGGGTGCTGCTTTTGAGATAGGTTCTTTAGAGAATGTATCTAAGGGAGATGGCGGTACATTTACCCCAATGGAGCTTCAAGAGATTTACGATCAAACTGGTAACATCTATTACAGACGTATAGACGATGAGGGTCAAATGACTGGATCAATGCCTATACAAGAGTTAGAGAATGGTATTGGTAGAGATTTCGGTACTCTTATAGGAGTATACAATCACAACATGCAGATGATTCGTGACGTAACAGGTGTTAACGAGGCTCGTGACGCATCTAAACCATCAAGCGAGGCTTTGGTTGGGGTTCAGAAGTTATCGCTTCTAGCATCTAATAACGCTACTAGAGATATTAATGATGCTTACCTAAATGTAACTAAGAGAGTGTCTCAAAGTATTACTGTTCGTATGCAGGACCTAATAAACTTCAAGAACCTTCATAGTATGTATGCTAATGTTATTGGAGAGACTTCTATGGAATCTATAGACATGATGAATAAGCTTTCTATTCACGAGTTTGGTATTACTCTAGAGGTAGCACCTAACGAGGAAGAGAAGCAAATTATGGAGCAAAACATTCAGGTTTCTTTATCTCAAAAAGAGTTAAGACTTGAGGATGCTATAATGATTAGATCTGTTAAAAATACTAAGATGGCTAATCAGATGCTTATCTTAAGAAGAAAGAAATACCAAGAAGAGCAACAGTCTCAAGCACAACAAGCTTCAGAGCAGAACGCTCAACTACAGCAACAGTCTGCACAACAAGCGGCACAACTTAAGCAGCAAAGCTTACAGGCGGAGATGCAAATAGAGCAAGCTCGTGTACAAGCTAAGAGTCAAGCTGATATGCAGTTAAAACAATTAGACTACCAACTTAAGGAGCAGTTTGAGCAGGCTCAACACCAAAGAAGATTAAGAGAGATAGAGCTTGGTAACTTAGGTAAAGAGGGTGCAGCTTCATTACAAGGTGGAGTACGTAAAGAGGTTCAGCAACAGTCTGCTATAAACCAATCTCAGATGATAGAACAAAGAGAAGGTAAAAGAGGACCTTTAGGTTCTGAAGATAAAGCAGAGTAAATAATTTGACTTTACAATAAAAAAGTTTATATTTGCGAAAATAAGTAATTAAATTTAAGACAATGGATATACGTGACGAGTTAGTAAAGCAGTTTGGAGGAGAGGTTGTTCAACCTCAAACTCAGGGAAATATTGTTGATTTAACTGGCGATGAAAACCAGCCAGCTGAATTAGAGCAATCTGTAACAGAGGAGAGATCTGATATTATAGACTTGACAGGTGAGAGTTCTTTAAATAATGGGGAGACCAACTTTGATGAAAATCAAACTAGTCAACAAGAAGAGAGTGAAGAATTAAGTGATGATCAAGTTGTCTTAAACTACCTTAGCGAGAAGCTTGGGCGAGACATAGAATCATTTGATGATTTTGACAACACTAGTGCAGAAACAAAAAGTAATGACTTTGCTAGCGAGCAGCTACAAGTTATTAATGATTATGTAAGAGACACTGGTCGTTCAGTTCAAGATTACCTAAACACTCAAACTGTTGATTTATCTAACGTGTCTGATGACGCTGTAATAAAGGAGTATCTACAACTAGAGAATCCAACTTTAACTGAAGCTGAGTTAAGTGATTACATTGCAGCAACATACAAAACAGATGCTGAGGAGTATAGTGCGAGAGACACCAACGCTGGTAAGGTTCAGCTTACTAAAGACGCTAGAGCTGCTAGAGATTACTTTAATCAGATAAAAGAGGATTACGCTATGCCAACTGAGGCTGGAGATCCTGGAGTATCTGATGCTGACAGAGGAGAATGGTTGTCTACAATGGAGAATGAGGTTAATGACCTTGAAGGTTTATCTTTCTCTATGAATGACCAAGGTGAAGAGTTTACTTACAATCTAGATGACGAAGCTCGTCAGGAGATTATGGGTTACAACTCAGATCTAGAAAACTTCTTTGATAAGTATGTAAACGAAAGCGGTGACTGGAACTTTGACGCTCTTAATACAGATATGTACATCATGAATAACATCGATAAGATTGTTAGAGGTGTAGCTAATCAGTACAGAAGCAAGGGGACAGAGAACGTAATTAATGAGATTAAGAACCCATCGTTTGCCCAAGATAAGCAAGCAGCACCTCAGAAACAAGAGTCAACTCTCGACATGTTAAGAAGACAAATACTTGGTTAAGAAATAAATAAATTAATTATCATTTTAAAAATATAAAAAAATGGCAAATGTAAATTTAGCTACAGGAATGACGGCAGTGCCTTCAAATGTAGCGGTTGCAACTACAAGCAATTACATTAGTTCTGTTGATCTAGTCGAAAGAATGGATGGACTAACTACTGACGCTGCTCAAGCGTTAAATAAGCGTGATGTAGACGAACAACTAGTTAAGCGATACGGTGATCAAGGTATTACTGGATTAATGGAACTAATGGGTTCTAAAAAAGAAACGCAAGCTAATGTTTTTGAGCACTATGAAGAAACTTTTCTTCATAACTCATTTACAGGTTCTTTTCATGCAAGTAATGGTACTTTAACTATTACTGCTACTGAAACAGATAACGGAGCTGATACAGGAAATACTGCGCTAAGAGAAGGTGACCTTATTTTAGGTAACTCTGGAACAATGTTCTACGTAGCTCAAGCAGTTTCTCAACCAGATGACGAAGCTATTTGTAAAGATATGAATGGGGCTTTAGCTGTATCAACTGATACTTCTTTTACTATTGTAGGTAATGCTTACGCAGAGCAAACTGATCAACCAGTTGGTCTGACTCCTCGTGTTCACCACTACCAAAACAAAACTCAAATTATTAAAGAATCGTTTATTGTTTCAGGATCTGAAGCAACTAATGCTGTTTATGTAAAAGTTGACTCTCCTGAAAGTGGCTCTGGTTACTTGTGGTACTTGAAAGGCGAAGCTGACACTCACCAACGTTTCTTAGATTACTCTGAGTTAGCAATGATCGTAGGTCAAGGTGATGATGGTACGTTACGTGATGGTGATGCAAATGACACTGGTGGTAGCTCAGTTAAAACAACTGAAGGTCTTTTACAATTTATTGAAAACAAAGGTCAATCTATGGATCTTGGTTCTTCTGCAATTACAATGGCTGATTTTGACGCTGCTGTTAAGTCTTTAGACAAGCATAGAGGGGCAAAAGAAATGGCTCTTTACGCTGGTATGAACTTATCTTTAGATATTGATGACTTATTAGCTTCTCAAGGTGCTTACGCAGCAGGTGGTGCTAACTATGGTACTTTCGCTAACAACAAAGATATGGCGTTGAACTTAGGTTTTAACTCGTTCTCTCGTGGTGGTTATACTTTCCACAAGAAAACTTACGACCTATTTAACCGTCCTGACTTGTTAGGAGCTGCTAGCTTTAACTACAACGGTTTTGGAATGTGTATCCCTATGGATTCTCAGAAAGACGCTCGTTCTGGTGAAAAGATTCCTTCGTTAAGAATGCGATACAAAGCGGCTAACGGGTACTCTCGTGAGATGGAGCACTGGTTAACTGGTGGTGCTGTTTTACAGAACAAAACTAACGGTAAAGATGAGTTGAAGTGTAACTACAGAACTGAACGTGGTTTTGAAGGATTTGCTCCTAACCGTTTCTTATTGTTCAAAAAATCATAATTATTAATATAAAAAAAACATAAGAAAATGATCGAAAAATATTTATTCGTAAGAGTTGGTGGTGCTGCCAACACAGAAGCAGATGAGGAAACAGGTTCAACTTACTATCCGTTTAGTGCGTTTAGAGGAGCTTGTTCTGGTACTGCTGCTGTAACAGGTGCTGTAGCATCTGATGATAACGCAGTTAGTTTATTCTTCACTCCTAAAGGCTGTGTAGCTGGTGGAGGTGAAGATCAAGCAAACTCAAATGACGTTGACGTTGTTGTTTTAGCTTGTGCTCAGTATGGTCAAAAAGCTGTGATAGATGAATTACTTAAACAAATGGTTCATGTTCAAGATTCTAAAAATGAAGCAATTTTGAAAATATTTGATGGGTATGCTGGAAACACTGGTAACGACTTAACTGGAGTTACAGGTGCAACTGTATTACATGCTGAAAATGCTTAATAGCTAACAACTATTAATTATATTACTGGAGGGGGCTTTGTACCCCTCCTTTTATAACTTCAAGTTAATTTTAGAAAATAATTATTATGTCACCAACAAAAAGAAAGGCTGTAACGCCTCCAAATACTACTAAGGTCGTAGCTCAAGCTCCCATAGTAGAAAAAAAATTCACCCCTCAATTTACTAACAAGCAACAAGAGTATACAGCTACTGTTTACAATTTAGTTTCTAAATCTAAACAAAGAAATGGTAGACCTCAATACCCTGTAGTTTCTTTATTAAAAGCTGAGGATATTATATTTGACCCTATAACAGGTCAGAATAGAAAAATTAGATACGTTCCTGGAGAGGCTTCTATATTTGCAGATGAGCATCCAGAAACAGCTAAGATGAGAGATCCTATTTCTTTTACAAACGGATTTTTATTTGTCCCTCACACAAACCCTACCTTAAAACTTTACCTAGATACTTGTAACGCTAATGGTAGTAATCCTCATAGGATTAAATCTAAAAACATGCTTTTTAAAGTAAAAGATGATAAGAAGACTGCACAAGACAGAATATCTAAAGTAACTGATACTATGGATGCTGTTCAAAGTGCCCTTAAAATGCCTTTAAATGAGCTTGTAGGGTACGCTAAGGTATTAGGTGTCAACACTAACAAGAGTGTAGATGAGATTCGTTGGGACATGAAAGTCCAAGCAGAGAAGAATCCTAAAGCTTTCTTAGCAGGATTAAATGACCCTCGTACAGAGATGAAGCAACTTTTACTTATGGCTGAGGAGTCAAGCATCATATCTATGACTAAGTCAGCTGTAACTTGGGTATCCTCAGGTAATACAATATGTGTCCCTGCAATTGGAGTTAAGCCTATCGAGAGAATGGTAGACTTCTGTTCTGAAGGCGAGGGAGAGCAGATATACGCAGAGATAGAGCGTAGACTGCAAGCGATTAATGGATAATGATTTAATGTAATATATTAAAGAGGGAGGCTTAGGCTTCCCTTTTTTTTTGTTATAAAGAATTATTTCGTACTTTTGCTAGGAATAAATTACAGAATAATGACAATTGATGAAATATACAAACTAGTACAAGCCTTTGCAAACAAAGAGCAAAGAGGCTTTATAACGCCAGGTGATTTTAATTTACTAGCAAAACAAGCTGATCTAGAACTATACAATAAAAGACTATCCACTATTATGGAGAAGTCTCAACCTAAGAAATCAGCAGGGTATTACGCAGAAAGTTTAACTCCTGAGTTAGCAGAGCAAGATATTGCTGCCTTCCTTAAGACTGAAGTTGTATCAACTACTGTTGATAGTTCGGTGGCTCACGTTGGTACTTCAAACTCTTTACTTACAGATTACATTGTTTCAATATCTACAGCAGACGCTGAGACTCAATCAATAACTACTAACGTACCAGTAGAGATAGTAAATAATAAAAATATAAATCAAATACTTAGGAGTAGTTTGGCAAAGCCTTCAGCTTCTTACCCTGTTGCTTTAATTGGTAACAACAACACTTCTAATAATAAAAAGTTAATTAACGTATTCCCAGACACTATTAAATCTGTAACTGTAGCTCATTACGTACATAATTACTCTCCAAAATGGAATTACGTAACTATAGCAGGTAAGCCTGTTTACGATAACGCTAATTCAACTCAGTTTAGATCATCTAATAGAACTCATGGAGAGTTAGTGGTTAAGATATTAGAATACTTAGGCGTTAGTATTAGAGAGGCAGATGTAGTGCAGTACGCACAGGCAAACGAATTAAAAGCAGATAGTTAATTATGGCAGCAGATTACACAAACATAGACGAGGTGATTAACGACTTTCAGCTGATGATGGACGACACTTCTTACGATAAAGAGGCTCAGATATACCAATTAAGATTACTTGCCTTACAAGGGCTTAGAGAGCTTTCTTTTGATACTGGTCAAGAGATTAAAACAACTACAGTAACTGTAAATAGTTCTCTTCAAGTTACTTTACCAACTGACTACTTAAAATTAATTAAGATTGGGTACAGAGGTGACGATAATGAGATTCACTCTTTAGGGGTAAACAATAAACTAGCTTTAGACAACTCTGTTGCTGCTGTAGTTAATGATGACTTTTATGACGAGAACAACCCCTACTACCACCTAGACTTAGGTAAAAAGTTTGGTATAGGTGGAGGTAAGAATGCTTTAGGGTATTATAGGCTTAATAGAAATGATGGTACTATTAATTTCTCTTCTGAGTTATTAAATAAAACTTTAGTTTTAGAGTATATATCTGATGGTGCAGAAGAAACTAATCCTAAGGTTCATAAGTTTTGTGAAGAGGCTTTACGTTCTTACATATACTACAGGTATATATTAAGAAAGCGTGGAATACCTGCTAACGAGAAGCAATCAGCAAAAAGAACCTTCTACAATGAGAAGAGACTAGCTAGGGCTAGAATGATGAGCTTCAATAAAGAGGAAGCGTTACAGACCTCAAGAAAAGCATTTAAGCAATCACCTAAGTTATAATAAGCAATGGCACAAGATAAAAGAGTATTTACAGGTGGGATGGATAAAGATTCTGATCCTCGCCTAGTTAAGGGTGGTGACTATAGAGACGCTTTAAATATAAGAAACACATCTTCATCTGATGGTACGTCAGGATCTGTTGAGAACATGGAGGGTAACACGCTTGTTCATTATGGTTTTATTGATGAAGCAGACGAAATAATTGAAGTAACCCCAGTAGGTACTGGAGACTTTGAAATTATTGAAGTAGAACCTAGTCAAACATTCTCCCAACAACAAATAATTTTTACTGGTAGAGAGATAGATGAAATTTTTTATAATCACACTCTTTATTATTATAATACTAACACTGATGAATTTGCAGGAATACCTTCTAGTAATATCTATTGGGTTGGAACTCAATATCAAACAAATACAGCGAATTATTTATACAACTTATATGGTCCAGGTGGACCTCTTTCTGTCTTAAATGTTATAGATATAACTACTGGTAATGTTATTGAAATTCAAGCAGAGATTGATTTTAATAGTAATTCTCAACTTGACCCTGGTTATGACTCTCCTTTTACAGTAACATATACGTCAACCCAAGCTGACGCAGAATTCTGCCTTCAAGTTTATGGGGGTGTTAATGATGATAATTTTGCTACTAATATAAATGATTTTAGTCTATCCGACGTAGAGGATATTGGAACTGGTATTAGTGCTACTTACGAAACAAGTTTTGTAACTGTACCTAGTTACAATAGCAACGTAGATAATGAAAACATCTCCTTTGGTTTAAATGGTGGTTCTAGCAGTCAAGGTTCTGAGTATGAGTTCCAAGTTACTGGTCCAGAGCCTACAGACCC